CTAGATATTCCAATTGAAAACATTCTTCCGTTATTATCTTCTGCTACAACTACTAAGTTAGTAGCTTCGAATAATAATTGTAATTGGTCCCTAGTCGACGCTTGCATTTGATTTAATATGATATTTGCTACTTGAGCATATGTCACTGTTCCTTGAGAAATATCTCCTGTTACAGTTTCTGTAATAGAAGAAGTTTGTCTTGGAGTTTCAAATTTGAAAAAATCGGCAGGTGTTAATGCGGAACCTCCAACTGTAATAGATGTAATTGTTCCTGCTGTTTCTGCAAAAGCTGTTACGGGTCCGTTCGCAATATAGACGGCTTCTAAGCCACCTTGATTAGTCGAACATCCGTTAATAACTCCTGCTGTGATTGCACTGCATGCCATAGTTTAAATGTGTATTTTTAAGTTTAGTAAATTGATTAAGCGAGTCCGTTCGTTGAGAAAAGATTTGGTTCTCCAACGCCGACTCCAATTCTCCAAGCCGCTCTAAACTTCATAACATCTGCACCTTGGTCATAGAACCATACGAATGAATCTAGTTCATCTTGTAATCCTGTTGCAAGTATAATCATCTTCGAAGGTCCTGCGAATACGTAATCAGAACCAACTAATCCAGAAGACTTAACTACTGTGATGTTTGTTCCTGGTAAGATTAAGATATCGTTAGAAGATACTGAATCAAAGTGATATAAGTTTTGTGCTACTAAAGCTCTAGTTAAAGTTCTATAGTTAGCAGGAGAAACTACCATAATTAAATCGTCTCTATCTTTTACAGATTCAGCGATTCCATCATATAAGTCTAAAGCTTGATCGACAGCGTTAGCAACCGTCCAGGCTACGGCTCCAGCAGGAACAGTTGCACCAGCAGCAGCAGTGATCTGTCCTTTAAGACCGGTCATTGTTCCACCTGCAGAACCATTCATAATGAATCCTTCGTTATATTTAGTTAGTTTTTCTTGATATTGGTTTGAGATTACTTCTTCAAAAGGAATTTCATCGTTACCAGTTCCAGCACTCATGAAGGCTGATTGGTATACTGCTCTTAAATCTTCTGGACAAACTTCTGTCTTAGATTGTAAAGCTTCGATAATTACTGATACCTGGGTATACGTAATTTCGCCATCGGGTGTGAATCCGCAGGCTAATGCTGATACAGGTAAGTCTGCGTCAACAAGGTTAATTGATACTGTTCCTGATGCTAAACCTGTTCTTAGGTCTAGGTAGGAAAGTAAGTCAGTATTTAATACTGATTTAGAGATTAACTCTAATGATAATTGGTCTGTGTAAGCAGGCAATGCGCTACGTTAAATCCGAATGCCATAGTTTTAAATTTTAATTTTTAGGTTTAGTTTACTTGCGCATAGATCTTAACATAGTTAATCTCTCTGCTAATTTTGCGTCTTTTTCTGCTAATACTTCTTTGAAAGTATTTTTTGCTACTTTAGGAGCTGCTGGTTGATTAGCTACTTCTTCGAATCTTCCAGTTAAAACTGATAATTCTTTCTTTAGCTCTTCAATTACTTCTGCTTGTGGTTTGATCATCTCAGCAATTGCTTCAACAAGGCCTTCCATATCGAAGTCTTCTTTAACATCTACTTTGATTTCATCTTCGAAAGTCTCTTCTGCTTCTTCTACTGATTCTTCCGAACCCTTATCTTCAACATTTGTTATTTCTCCTGATTCACCAACAGATATAATCATACCGTCAGTTGTTTCGTGCTTTCCTTTTGGTGCGAATGGGTCTTCAGATGCTCCTTCTCCAGCTCGTACAAATAGGATTGCTCCAGCTTGTAATTCACCTTCAGTATAGACCTGTGTCCCGTCCACCAATTCAGCTTCAGCCATCTTTACTTCGATAACTTCTTCTTCAGCACCTAACATAACTTTAAGTTTTGTAATAACTTGATTTACGTTCATATTATTATAGGTATTATTAATGTGTCAGACTTAATTATCTGATACTATTAAATATATATCGGCTTCGAGTGACCAAACCAGGATCGAGGAGCGAAGGAGGAAGGAAGGAGGAAGGAAGAATTGAAAATAATTTGAAAATAATTGCCTAAAAGTTTTTTACTCTCAGAAATTTTGCTTATATTAGTATAGTAATCAATTAAAACAAACAAAAATGACAGAACTAGAAATTTACAACGAAATTGAAAATTCAAAAACCAAAGAATGGGAATCGCCTGCAGATCATATAACAGATAATGAAAAAATACTAAGTGTTGCAGTGGAAATTGCAGATCTTGCAAGAAATAATGGCAGTGAACCTTATATAGGAGTTTTACCATTTAAAAAATACCTGAATCAAACTCTTACTGCTAGCAAAAAGAGATGGCATGAAGTAGTAAACCATGATTATCTAAAAGTAATTGTAGATATTAAAGAATTAGGTTGTGTAATTATTTACGAAGATGTAAAAGGATTCATATGTCTAGACCTTATTCAATCAACTAAAAAAGGTAATGGAACTATATTAATGAACATGTTCCTTGACGCTATAGACAAATATGGTTTAGATGCAGTTACTTTACCAGCATGTATAGATCCTGCTGAATCGATTAAAGCTAACAGTGAAAAAGGATATTACCATATTGTATGGAAAAGGACTATGGGTCTTAAGAGATGGTCTATGGAATTTAACTTTAAACCTTGTAAAAAGACTCCTAAGTTATATTATAAGTCATAACGCACTTACATAGAGATAAGGAGAAGAGGAGGACTATTTGTCTTCCTCTTTCTTTTTAGATCTGATTGATCTAATACGTATAATATTAAGGACTATACCAGTGACTAATAAGGCAAAGGTTAGTATTTCATTAATTCCCATTACAGCGGCTCCACCGCCTGCGATTGTAGTTACGGTTGCAGCTGCGTCTTTGATATCGTTAGTCATATTATTTTGTTGTGGCTTTCTCAATGAATTTTCCTTCGATAGAAAAACCATTTAAACTTCCATCTTTAATTTTTTGCCAAGTATCTTGATTATTGATTTTGTAACTTACAAACCAAGTTCCTTTTGGTACATCAAATCCTAATAGCTTAGACTTATCCATTTCTGGATCTTCTACTATCCAAGATTCTAGTAATGTGTTATCTATCACTACATCTCCATCATGGTTTACATCTGTATTATTAGTCTTGTTAAATTCAAAGAATTTTTTACTAATCTTTTCAATTGTATCTTCTGTAAAATATACATGAAAGTTTTGACCATCTTCGCTTCTTCTAGGTATCAAAGTATTAGGAGTCATTGCTGGTCCGGTGATAATCATTTTGTCATCTTCTGAGAAGTTCCATGCTGACATTAGATATCCACTATTCGGCATTCTTTCGGGTGCTTCTCCGGCTAAGCCATCTTCTCTACCTTCACTTACTACTACCGTCTTTCTACCTTCTCTAAATACTCTTACTCTTTCCCATCCATGTTGGCAGTTAGGTCCTCCCTTATATTTGAATATATCATAGCGACTTGCACCTCTTGGGCCAAAGCCAGGATTTAATCCAGCCATTCTATCTATCTCATCTTCAGTGTATACTTTGTTAAGTCTTAACATAGCTTTACAGAAATCTCTTTGACCTGCTGGTCCTGAGTATCTATACTTGATTTCGCCTTCATCTTTAGGATCTTTCTTACCTAAGATGTCTAAACCAATGATCGCTTTTAGAGTGTCCTGGAGATCATCAAATTTTGCTTGTGATTGATTAATCTCTATTGTGTTTGCATAGTCTAAGGTTTCACCGAAATCAACGTGTGAAGCCATCTCTATAATAGGGTCAACTGCTGCATGTTCTTTACCACACATATAACTTCCATCTGGCATTTGATGTTCAAATCCGTCTGGACATTCTTTGTTCTCTCTAATCTCTGCTAACTCTTGATTTTTGATAGGAATACAGTTAGGTACTTGTCTTCCACCTTTGTTTTTAGTTCCATAAGCTACATAACCACTTTGGCAAGGGTTGTCTTCTAAGAAGCTTTCTCCTTTGTAACTATTATAACATATAGCAGCGGCTTGATCTTCATCAAAGCCTTCCTCTATTAACGTGGGAATACATCTGCCTATATAATCTGCTTCAGTTTCTCCTGCTTTAGGATCTACAAATTGTTGAGCTGCAAAAGCTTGCCATGAAATACCAATTGCTGGCTTATCTACTAATGACATTACTTCGACACCTAAGTCTTCGAATTGCATATCATCCCAATCTATTAAAAGTTCTACTATTTTTCCTATCATAATATTATATATTCATTTTACAATCTTGCGAGATCATTAATTTTAGCATCAGCTTCTTGTTGTGTTGTCATTTCATCTGATACAACATAGGCTCTAACTACATTAGCACCACTACTTCCAGTTTGTTGACCTAATTGAACTGTAGTTTCTTCGTCTCCGTCAGCACCGGCTCCTGCAGCTAGTGCTACACTAGGATCTACAACTGTTGCTGAAGGTATGCTCATCGAAGGAGCGCCTCCTCCTCCACCTCCTCCACCTGGGACAGGAGTTGAAATAATATCTTTTACAGATTTAAAACCAATAGCAGCAATTGTAGCAACATTGGCAATCTTTAATCCTATTTCGAAAGGTGTAATAGTCTTAGTAGCAAGTTCTGCAGTAATACCTTGATAAGTATTAATGGTTGCAGCAGCGATTGCGGCAGCTTTACCAGCAGCAGAGTTCTCTCCTAATAGACCAGCAATAGCTCCAAAGGTTTGACCTGCCATAGCGATCTGACCTTTCATTTCTTCTTTCTTTACTTTCTCGTTAAACTTCTTTTCTTCTTTAGCAAGTTTGTTTCTTTTCTTAGTAAAGCCATCTCTTATCTTTTGCTTTTGATCTTCTGTAGCTTTAAGAGTTTCTAATTCTCTTAGCTGTGCTTCTTCTTGTATTCTTAGTTCTGCTTCAGCTTTTCTAAATGTATTATCTATAGACTCTATATCTAATTCAGCAATCATATCCATTATGGCTTGCTTTCTTGCTACTTCTTCTAATTCTAACTCTGCAGTTATTTTTAATACATCTATCTTTCTAGTTTCTAAGGCAGTTTCTGCATCTATACGTGCTGCCGTAGCTTCTGCTAACGAAGTCTCTAATTCTTCTCTCTTCTCGTAATTACCTTCTTGGCTAATTTGTAGCTTTAAGTTTTGTTCTTCTAACCTTGCTATTCTAGCTAGGTTTTCTGCTAGCTTAACTTGTGCTACACCTACTTTTTCTAGGGCTTCTTTTCTTTCTTCATAAGTTCTAGTAGTATCTTCTGCAATCTTTTGCTGAGTCTCTAGTTCCTTATTAAGGTTAGCGTTAGCAACTATAAGTTCTTGTTGTGCATCTCTAATAGCTCTAAACTGATCTACTAATTTCGTAGCTACTGCCACTGCTTTCTTTACTTCAACTACAACTTCAGTAGCAAACTCTACAACTGCTGTTGCGGCTTCTGTTACTTTGTCTGTAATATCTTCTACACCTAACACTACTTTACCCATCGCATCTGCTGCAATTTTTCCAGCACTACTAAAGTTACCTTTAAATAGTTCTGATATAGCATTACCAAGTGCAGGAAGGAGTTCTAAGAGACCTTCAAACCTATTGATTATATTATTTTTAATCAGGTTGACAAAGTTCATTAGAGCTTCTTTAGGGTTTGTGAATACCCAGACTAACATCTCTCCTACTTTAGCAGCTGCATCTTGTAATTTACCAAATATAATTCCTAAGGCTTCAGTAGCTATCGCTAACTTACGTGAACCTTCTTCTGTATTCTTAAAGTAACTTATAAGAGAAGTAATAGCAATTAATAGTAAACCAATACCTGTGCGGCAATAGCTCCCTTAAGTCCTTTAAAACCAGTAGTAGCGCCTTTAATACCGCTCTTAAAATCTGCCCACTTTTGTTTGGCATCTCCTAGAAACTTATTTTCTTGTGCTACTTTCTTAGTCTCTTTACCGAGACCTTTCATAGCCTTTTCGGCTTCTTCAACGTTGTTAACAATTTGTTTAACTCCGTCTACTTCTATTGTAATTGAAATCTTCTTATCTGCCATCTACTATTAAATATATTTTACGTTACTATTGAAATGGTTAAGGGCAATCTCCAATGCCTAATGTTATTGTCATACCACTTGATATTGACGGAACTGTTTGAGAACAAAATGTAACTTGTGTTCCAAGTGATAGTAGTCCACCATTTGAACCACCGTTACAATCAGTATATGAGTAACCTGCAGGATTAGATCCACCATCATTACTAACTATATACTCAATACATGGATTTGGTATGAAAGGTATTTTACATCTTGTATTCTGAGTACATGTTTGGGTTGTTACTGTAACTGTTACAGATGCTGAACTGTTTGTTACCGTTCCAACCGTAGCACATATTGAGATAGTACTATTGCCATTGGCTAGCCAGCTATAACCTAAGCCACCATAGAAGTAAGTACCTGATGCAGGGGAAACTCCGAGTTTGTAATTATATGACACTTATCTATAGTTGGTACTATACCGTTACATGAATCACAATCATCAAATATATTTGTATTTGTCCATGTGTGTTGATAGTCTGTAGCAATTCCATATATAGAACCACATCCTGGTCCTGTTGAAACATCTATGAAGTCTCCTAAGGTTAAAGGAGTATAAGCTTCTTATTGCACCATCAAATAGACCATCACAACTTAAGAACTTATAATAGTATTCTAAAGGTGTCTGTTGACATTCTGCACAGTTTTTGTATATTTGTTGAACATCATTATCAGGTGCAAAGGTTGAATCACCTATTACTTGGAAACATCCTTGATCATTACTTAATTCTACTACTAAACCAGGTTGAAGAGGTGTTCCACTTAAACTTGCATAATGAATATCAGTTGCATCGAACAATTTTGAACTTCATAACTCGTTGGAGTTGCACCACCACTACAAGAAGCACAGTCTGTGTTAAGAGCATCTATTGTGTATAGAGCATCTTCTTGTGGATTTGCTACAATTATTTGAAAACATCCTTGTATTTGATTAAGTGTACATGTTTGTTGAAGCGGTAATTGTATAGTTGAAGTTGCAATATACACCGCTGAACTTAATTGAGTACAATTGTTTAAGTGTTCTCTAAGCTCATACTTATATAAGACTTCACTACATATGATTGTAACAGTAAAGGTATCTGATTGACAACCATTAATATCTTCAACATAATAGTTATAAGTACCAGGACAAAGGCCTGTTCTATCTTCACTAACTACTCCATCAGACCATACAGTTGTATAAGGTCCTCCTGCTCCACCAGTTGGCGTTGTATTAATAGAACCATTACAAGGTGAGCCGTCTGTTCCACAATCTGTAGCATTTACAAAAGTAAAGGTTGAGCTTACTGGAAGCGCTGTACTTGCTGGCACATTTACTTGTACAGTTGCAGTTCTTCCTAGTGAATCAGTTACTATAAGTTCATCGATACCAACTGGCGCTTGGATAACAAATGTATAAGGTGCTTGACCAGCAGGTGCATTAAAGTTACCACTTGCTCCACTTTGAGTTAGTTGCCAGGTGAATGCTGGTGTACCGTTTGTAGTTATCTGTATTTGACCTTCTTCACCTACACATCCTGTATTAGAGACAGCTACAGAGAATCCTGTGAGTGGCTCGTCTAACCATATAGGTCTTTGATCGTTAATAGTAATCAATTGACAGGTTACTTCAGTTTCTGCACCTACTTCTGCATTCATAATCTTTTCAGGTCTATAGTACTTACCATTAACAAAGATGATATCATCAAATGTAAGATCTTGTAAGTCTACATTATTTAAGATGAATCTTGCGGTTAGTCTTCTACTAAACTTATTGTATAGTGATGAGATATAACGTGACCAATATTCATCAAAGAGCGTAGAACCTTGTTCAAAGTAACCTGTTCCTGGTGAAGGGTTAATATAATATCTAGTATCGTTAGAGAAATTTAAATTTAAGCTAGTCTGTTGTACTGGCCAATTCTCATAAGGTGAGACTAGAGGCCAATTAGTTTGTAAGACTGCACTAGCACTATCATTGTTTAAGTACCAATTGACACTACTAGCAGTTTCTTTTCCATTATAGAACATGATTCGGGTCTTAGGCTTAATAGGTACAAACTCTATTGCATCGCCATCATCAATAGTATATATGGATGGAATAACCCACTGTGGTATTGTAGCGTATCCAGGACTACTAGCATTAATTTGATCTAGTGGTGTTGGCGCTATTCCTTCTACTGAGATCTCTCTAGTTCCTTTTAGTAATTCATTAGTTGAATCAAACTGTAAGTAACCATAAGCATGTTTGTTATTATCTTGATGGAATGTATTAACATAATCCTCATCTTCTGCTTTACTAAATTCTATCGTAGCACTCTGTGTATTAAATAGAGGCTCTAACACCATGTCCTTGTTTTGTACTAGCTTATGGGACCAGTCGTAAGTTACACCACTTCCAATGAATTCTTGCCATGGTTCTATGATGAAGTTATTAGGTCTCTTATTATCAGGTTGCATTACTAATCTAAACATAGTAAGTATATCCTTAACAAAGTCTATTTGTTTGTGCTCACAGTCTAAATCTAGTGGTGCATAGTAATCACCAGGTGCAGCAGTACAATCCCAATAAGTATTAGATACTGATGAGTAATCTACAAAGCCACTTTGTGTATCACAGAGGACTTGTATAATTTGTCCTGCTAGAGGTTGATAACCACCATTACGTGAATCCCATGTAAGTGATGATGTGCCACCATTACCTGTAACGTTACCAGTTGCTAGTGTTGTAAGACATTTCCACCTATTGAAGAGACAACACATAGTCTTAAGAATACTGGTATTTGTACGTTAGGTCCGTTTGATTGTTCTACTTCTCCATTCATCTGTGCTGATGCTGACATAATATAGAACTCTGTTGGCGATGCAGCAGTCTGTACTTGAAAGTAAGAACCTTGTACTGGAATGTTAGGTGTATAGTCACCTGCTATATTTGTAATAACATTAGGGTTATACATATATTGGTTAATATCGTTCTGACCTGTATTGTTAGTATTGGTAGCCTCAAAGTTAGTTCCACTAGATTGTTCAACCTCTATACCAATCTGTTCGTTATTACCGAAAGCACTAATGTACATTTGGTAAAACCTATCAGAGTTTAAGAAGGTAGAAGAATAAGTATAACCAACATCTTGAAAGATTTGATCTAAGACTCTCTTAGCTCTAATCATTGGTTTCATTCTAGTTTGAGCTAGTGAATTAGCAGGAAATGTAAATGATCTACTTCCTTGGCCTTCAGGACCTAGTGCAATACGACCTTGATCAGGATCTCCAGCAGCTCCGGTATTTTGTGCATCTGTATAAGTATTACCATGATCTATTAAAGGAAATAAGATATCTCCAAAGGCATAACCTGCACCTAAGTTACCAGGTGTTTCAGGAAATGCTAACCAACTAGTAACTATATCTGTATAGCTATAAGGTCCTGTAAAGTCTGCAGCATTAGTATAATTCTGTGGTAGGCCTTCCCAATTGAAGTTTGTCATTTCTATTTGACATAGAGTCTTCTCGGCAATTGTACTTGAAAAGTCTCTTGTCTCTCCTAGGAAAAGTAACTCATAGTCTATCTTATCTANGTCATCATTTCTAAATATCTTCTGTACTCTAATGTGGCCTTCTCTAAATTCTGCACCATCAACTANGATTTCTGCATAGTTTTTCTTTGTTACNTCAAAGTCAATTCCNTCTACCTCAAATACATTCTCAAAGAAGTTGTTATTATGTCTAGTAGCTGGAACTCGGAATGTCTTAGAGAACACCGAAGTAGCATCTGCAGCGGTTATATCCTCT